GCTAATCCTTTTACCCCTCCTTCAAAATTATAAAGATTCATTTTATCTAAATTACCAACAACTCCTTCAGAAACCGCAGCAACTGTGGTACCGGCTTGTTGTGCAATTTTAACAACGTCCATCATCTGATCTCCAACACTAGCAATACTAAATCCAACATCTCTAAATTTAACCGCCAAATCGGATTGTTTTACACCTGTTACTTCGGCAGTTGCCGCAAAATCAGCAAGAACATCACTACTAAGCATCATATTAGTATTCATGCTTTCCCCTAATGTCTTAATTGTTTCAGCAACATCCCCTACATCGAGACCCATTTCCACAAACTTAGGAATTGCATCGGCAACAGTTTGGGTTAATTCTCCCGCTCTTTCTTTACTAACTCCAAATGTCTTTACTAATTTAGTTGCCTCGGCATCTAAGTTTCCTAAAGCGGTTAATATACCCTCTGGTCCAAGTTGTTTATTTACTTGCGATAATATAGATCCAATTCCTTTAAAAGGATCTGTAAATAACGTACCTAAATTTGATATTGTAGTATCTAAATTTAATAACTCATCACTTAATTTAGTTGATGTACTTTGATCAACGTTAGTCGTTCCAACTATATTACTTACCGGTGATGGAGGAGGTGCAAACATATTAACTTTAGTATTTTATAATAAATACCATTTATTTATCTTTTTTATGTTCTTCAATGATCTTATCTACAAGATATCTTCTTACATCTTTGCCAATAAATAAAATTCGTCTAATATAAATTTTGAGTAATCAGAAGAAAGGCCGAAAAAATTCCACCCCAAAAGCAATGTTAACCATTACTCTTTCTCCTGACGGGGCTATTACTTCTTTTACAAGATCTAGTTTAGGTTCGTTTTGTAACATGAAATTTTTAATATGTTTTGAATCCATAATTGGCATATTCTCAATAAATTTACTAATGTCTCCTCTATCTGAATTACCATCAATATCAACAATCATTTTAGATAATCTTAATGTCGCAATTGGAGCCGGTCTACCAACAGGATATTCACTAACAATTTTTTCAATTTCAATTGCATCTCTCATTATAAGAAATTTTAATCTTACTTTTGAACCGCTTCTTGGTAATGTTGTGGTTAAATAACCATCTGTATCAGGTTCAACTGATGTTTTATTAATATTTAACTCATCAAGTAAAATAGTTGCATTAAATTCTTTGTTTGTTTGTGGGTCCGTTACACTTACAACATATTCAGGACCAAACGATGTATTTCTTAAAAAGATCAATAAAGCCTCAATATCACCATCTAAAAGTTCTTCAGGTCTAAGGTCTGTTTCATATAACTTATTTCTTAACAAAGGTAAAACAATTGATTCCTTAATTGTTTTGTTTGGATTCATATTTAAAAGTGTGTTTTCATCCGCGGCAGTTAAATAACCAATTTTAACACTTTTCTTTTTAGAGGCATAAAATTTACCTCCAGATGGTAATGTCACCACATCATGTGGTAAGCTAAAATCCATTTGACCGTATTGTTTTGAATCGTTTTCCATAATCGTATTTTTATTTTAAATATAAAATCATTTACTTTTTAGTAAATAAAAAAACCTATACGGATTTCTCCATATAGGTTTATTATAATATTAGTGTTAAATTCTTAGTAAACTAAGATACATCTATCCATTCGAAGAGTTGCTGTAATATCAGCAAGAGCATCTTGTGAATAAGATAATGAACCAAAGTTCACATCCGTCATAAATGTTCCTTCTAAAATCCATTTCTCAACTACTACACCCGTTGGGTCTAACATTTCTATGTCAACATTCTTTTTATAACCTGCGGCATATCCCATACGACCTGTAACAGATTCAGCACATAAACGAACCCATTCCATCAATGCTTGAGCTGCTGAAGGACCAATAGGGTCTCTAAATTTAACTGTAATTGGATCCCAGTTAAATCGTCCAGCAACATACGTAGATGTATTTAAGAATTGTATTTCCGTTCCGTTAATTTTAATTGATGGTCTTGAAGCACTTTCCACGAACCATTCGTTAATTCCTAGTGGACTAGGAAATCTAAGTATGAATCTATTCTGGCGTTTCGGTTCATACGGAACTGGCATTTTCATCAGTAAATCAGCCATATTTTTTTTGTTTTAGTTTTAGTTTATTTTTATTATAAATATACACCAAACAAAAAATTTCTATTTACTTTTACTTTTTTTTCAATAAATTACATCTAGAACTAGACATTACTGGATTTTTAATATTAATACTTTCTTTTTATTCCTCCTGCTGTTAAATAAGTATGTAATATATCTTCGTCTTTATCTTTGAAATGTTTCTTCATAGTATCTACATTTCTTACATCGTCATCTGAAAAACCAATGTATGGTGTAAAATAATTACTTATCTTGTTTTTCATAAATGCCTTCTTTTGCAAATGATGAGATATTTGTTTTACATATCTAATAAAATCTTCCATTGCTTTTATCTTACCCTGTTCAGGATTAGTTTCGGCACTTACACCAAAAGACACCGGATGAAAACGACATAAATCTAAATAACTTCGTATAAGTTGGTCTTTATTAAGTTTATTTTCATCAGCCAAATCTCTATATCTCATAAGGTTTTTAACCAATTTATTTGAATCAATTCCATTTTTATTGGATTTAATTAATTTGTAAACTGCTTGTTTAAGAGCCGATGGAGTATGCCCTCTTGCCGTAATGATTGAAAAGATTGATCCATTATTAATTGCTTCCACAAAATCATCCCATGCCGGTCCAATTGGGGCAACCATACTATCAGTTAAAAACTTTCTATCACCTAATACCCCGAAATCCTTGAAGGCATTTGGATGAAATCCAACAATTGTATGACCATCATAATTAAATGGAGTCTTACCGACTTCAGTTCTGTGTTCAGAAAAATCCTCAGTTGACATACCTACCGTATTACCTTCATCATCTAAAAGATAAATTTTTGTTGGCATATACATTAGGTTATCATCCCAATCAAAGGAGTAATATTTCATCACCGGAGTTGAATTGTCTTGGACAATTTCACTAATAATTTCTCTAACAAGTTGTTTATGTTCCATAATTTTCTTACATTTATAAATACAAAGGTAATAAAAAAAGGGAGAACTTGTCTCCCTTTTCGTATTTTTTTTTCATTTTTAAGATTAAATGTCCTCAAATGATGCTCCTGTAGGTGTGATATAGAAGGTAATATCTATAAATTCTAAGGATCTTGTTGGTTTAATGTAAATCTTACCTGTCATTTGATTTCTATCTAAATCAGCAGTATCTGAAGAAACTGTTACTCGGAAATCATATAAACCTCTATCTCTTCTGATAGCATCTAATATTGGATTTACTGAGTTTAAGAAATCTTGTCTTACTTGTTCGTCATTTTGATCAAACAACAATCTCACAGAAACTGCTGAAATCAATTTACGAGCTTGTAATAACAATCTTCTTACGTTAATTCTATCAAGTGCTGATTCTCTTACTTGAAGAGTTTTGTTACCCCAAATTACAGTACCGACATCTGAGAAGGTTGCAATTGGGTTAAGTCTTCCTTGGTAAAGAGTATCTCTATCTTCTTGAGTTAACTTCTTACGTGCTTTAATTGAGTTCACGATACCTCTTGTATAACCTGCAGCTGCGAACCAAGGGAACGCAATGTTATCAGTTAATGCCAAGTTTCTTGTTACCTCAGCCGTTGCCGGAATGTAGATTTGAGTATTATTAACCGTATCACGAGTTAATACCCAAGGGTAGTAAGTAGCCGTATAGTTAGAGTCAATTCCTGTAGTTTCCAAATTATCAACCGCTTCTTGTGGGTAAATCAACCCATCACCACCTGTTGTGGTTGGTAAGAATAGATTGTAGTCAGGAGTAGTTGTAATATAAAGTGAATCCGCTCTATCGTTCTCAATCATATCAATTGTTGCCTCCACTAAATCACTGTTATTAACGTAATCAATACCAGGTGATACAAATACGTTGATGTTAACTGCTTCAGGATTAGCAAATGTTTGAATACCTAACAAGTATGCATAGTAATCAGTATTTGCGAAATCTTGAGTTCCATCACCAACTGCGATTTGTTTGAATGCTCCCCAACCAACTGCGTTTGGATATCTGTTATCAGGACAAGCACCATTCAAGTAACCTGATCTACCTAACACATATCTATCTCCGTTAGTTCTATATTCTCTATAGATATCCCAACCATCAAAACCACCTTGTACTAATAAAGTGAATTTTCTTGAGTAAATTCTATAGTAAGGGTTTGTTGGATTGTTTGGTTCAGATGAGAAGTTAGCATCACCCACATCAAATCTTGGTGTTCCTGAAGTCGTAAACGCGTCTGAAATTGTAATGCCCGATGCGTCTTTATCCATGTGGAATCCTTTAGATCTGTAGTTCCATTCACCACCTTCAAGATCACAAGTTGAAATAGGGTTTTGTTTACCAATATATTCAAAATAGTTACCATCCCAACTATTATTGTTAGAAATACCTAAATATGTTCTTCTAACATTATCTCCGGGACTTTGTATTGGTGCTGCGAATGGTGGGTTGAATATAACTTCACCAGGGAAGTCATATTTTGTTTTATAAACAGGGAATGGCGATGTTGCCGAACCATATGTTCTAAAGTTAAATCCTTCAAATCCACAAGGTAATGCATCTACAGGAGCATCTTCATTCATTTCTACCATTACATACGTAGAATTAAGTTGGAATTCTCCATCCAATGAACCGATTTTTTTAGCAATGAAATTATTTTGACTTGGATCCATACTACAGTTTGTGAATTTTTCCACAACAACTGGGTTTGTATCTGTATCATAATAATCACGAACAAACACATCAAAAGTACCATTTGCGAATGAAATGTTCCCAATAGAAATTTTAATTTCATAGTTAGCGGCATCTCCATCAGCAATTGTGTAGAACTTAAATAAGTTATAAACTTTAGTACCTCTAAGTTCAGAAACAATCCATGGTGAACTTGGTGTTTGATATCTGTCTAAATACCATGCGATTGAATCACTAGCATTACTTTGAGCAGAATCTAAATCAACTAATGTAGGTCTTAAACCTCTAATGAAACCTTTTCTCCATCCATAATTTAATAATGCTTGGAATCTTTCTTCAACAAATAACGGAACAACTGTTCTCGGTTTAGAGAAGTTAGTTGAACCAAATACTTTACTAATATATTTAGGGTCAGAATTTGAGAAAGAGGTTTCAAAGAAGTATTGGTCACCATCTTTACTTGTAATGTTCACACCAAAAGTTGAGAATGGATTTTTAGTTACAC